GTGGCAGCACTTCGCGGCGCCAGCTACCAGCCAAACACTTACAGCTCTTTTGGACAGCTGGGACGCGTCATAGCTCGTGACTGCGGGAGTGGGGCTCCACTAGTGAACCATGGTGTCCCGAGGCCTGGCGAGTCCTTCCAGACGCAGAAGCGCAGTGAGCCGGCGGCGGTAAAGGTGCCAGTGAGCATACCTAGTGTCAAGACAGGTAAGGGCGCGGAAGTCCAGGCAGTGAGGGTGCATGAGCCCGCGCGAGCGCCTACGCTGGTGAGTGGGTCGAGCTCGAATGCTCGCATATATAACGGGCCGATACATGCAGCACCTGGTGCTGTGGCCAACAACGCAATAGCCGGGGACCGCCCGGCTGCCGCTGCGGTAAACGCGGGAAGTGATGACGGGCTAGCTGGCCGCGGAGGTGCAAATGATGCACTCGCGGCTGGCGAGCAACAATGAGTAGGGTAGCGGGAAGCGTCGAGGATTTTGGACTGATCGGAACATTCCTGTAAAAACACCTAGTCAAAGAAAACGTAAACGACCTGCTGTGCGCCTCAACTAATTCACAGTGGGAAACTGTGTCATCACTGCAGATGACCGACTACATGGAGGCGATTTCTACTAGTATACTTGTCTGTAATTATCCTTATCACATTCATTTCAATTTCGGTCTTTTAAAATACATTCTTTACAACAGTTTCTATGTGGCAGAATCGTTTTATGCCAAAGGCGACTTTAATCAACCTCAGCGTGATTTAGTGGGTTCACGAGTTATCAAAGGGGTCTTTAGGGGCCTGTTTCCACCGAAGCCCTTTGACCAGGCGGAAGTCAAGGCAAACTTACACGTGACGGGGGTACTGTGTGATCTCAAAATAGAATCGGAAAGGATGTTCGTAGATGCATGCGCTGTTTTGGCAGACTCTGGGGGGGCGTACGAGGATCAAGCAGTGAGCATAGTTCTGTACGGCTGCACCCTGGCACACTGGGGGTGGCGTGAGCCTTTCAGGTTAGCGCGTTTTCTAGTCATGAACCCGAAAGAGGCCAAGGCACTAAGTTGT